CTTCTGGAGCAACATTGACCTTGCTTCTGTACTTCACGTAAAGCTCTTCAAAGACGCCATCATAGTCATCAACATTTTCCATGACAGATTCAGACCAACCTTCAAGTTGGATCTCAAAGGGGTTGTATCGTTTGTTCAAGAATTCAAGACCTGTAACACAGGCGATAAGCATACGTCGAGAGAAACGGATTGACTGTTCAACATCAATGCTGTAAGTAATTCTCTTGACTTCCGTTCTCAGTTCATCTACACTGGAATAAGCGTTAAGTCTTTTATTGACAGCGAAGCCCTTCTTTTCAAGACGCCCCAACTTGTTAAGAAGATCACTCTTTTCTTCATCAACGGAGTTGTATCCCTTTGAAGGCATTTCACTTCTTTCCATGGTACCTGGTCCATCATCGGCGTCATCAAAAAACATTGGTTCATCTTCACCGTAATCAATTTCTTCATCCATTTGTGTTTGTTGTGGGGCACTTTGTTTGTTTGGATTCACAAAAGCATCCATTGCTTCTTGGTGTTGCATTGGTGGGGGTGCCCGGTACGACGATTGTGGGGCTGGGCGTTTCACAGGCTGGGGTCGAGAAGAGGAAATCTCAATTTCATCCATCAGGGCCTGTTCATCAGCGTCCAACTTCATCACAGTAGCACTTCCACGATCTAAGACAATTTCTTCGTCCATCTACTCTCTATATGGAAACTATTAAATAACCTTTAACGCACTTTAGAAAAAATTATGTACCTAATATATAAATGATTAACCTCAACCGAGCGAACCGAAATGCCATCATGTCCATCGTTGCATTGATTGTGGTGATCTTCTTGCTCGGAGCGATGAAGAACACAAGCAGATATCAGCCCAGACCAATCACTATCGCGGCTGTCAGTGAAGATTCCATCTTCAACTTGGAACACAAGTTGGAATGCGCCCCTGGTCACACCAGCCAAGGTAGCACTTACACCAAGAGTTTGACCCCAGGTGGTGTCTGTGGTGCTGAAAAGCTTGTCGCTGATCAAGCGGGTTACAGCATTGAGGACGGAATCGGTGGATCTTTAATCTAAGCTAATACTAAATGGCCTTGATTACTTCGCCCACGGATATCCCAAATCTTGACTATGAGTATCACACAATCACAGTAGATTCTGTTGGTCAAGATAGTGCGAACACTTTTACTTGCCATCTCCAACAACCCCTTAAAAATGTCGTCCAGGCTAGACTTTTGGCTGCCCACATCCACTCCAATGTAGTTACTGAACATTGTTATGTTTCTATTGACGAACTTGATTCTATCTTTAGCGACAGAGCTTCAAATGTTCTCACAGGTCAGGGGCATTTGAGTATGCTCAGAGGTTCTTTTGCGAGTCTTGTGACTGATGATACAACACACAATGATGGTAACTCCACAATTATTTTCAAAGACAACTATCCAGTTATGACTCAGTACATCAATCCAATCAGGCGCATTGATCGTCTCAGTGTAACAATTAGAGATCAAACGGGTAATACAATTAAAAATTCGGAAGCCGACGGCGACAACTTTTTAATTCTTAGATTTGTGTGTAGAAAACCAAACTTGTAATTTTCTCCCTTTAAAGTAGTAATAACATGTCTTCGGGTATTGTTCAACTTGTAGCAATTGGTGCTCAGGATGAGTACATTATGGGCAATCCAGAGATATCGTTTTTTAATTCTACATTTAAAAGACACTCTAATTTTTCACAATCCGTTGAAAAACAGACGATACGCGGAGATGTGAAAAATAATTCAATGTCAAGTGTTCAAATTGAAAAATCTGGTGATATGCTTGGATACATCTATTTGACCATAGATGATACAACAGAAGCAAAAGATACTTCTCGGTGGGACTTATTGATTGATAAAATTGAACTTCTTATTGGAGGTTCTGTGATTGATACACAAGACTCTATTTTCACTGAAAAGATTGCGATTGATACATTTGCTCAAAATGTTTCTCGTAGCGCTATCGGTACACACCCAGGTGTCCACGCGCGTTCATACTTCTACCCACTTCGCTTTTTCTTCTGCGAAGGACCGCAGTGCGCGTTACCATTGGTAGCTTTGAACTATCACAATGTAGAACTTAGAATTTATTGGGGTTCACAAGCAGCTAACTACAATTTTGAAATGTACGCCAATTACTACTATTTGGACAATGAAGAGCGTGGTAATATTGCGACGAAACAACACGATCTACTCATTACACAAGTCCAGAAGAGTTTGCCAAGTGGTGAAACTACACAAGAATTGATATTTAACCACCCAGTGAAGTATCTGGCTTCTTCCGACACCACAACGGATGGTGCGCTGACTTCTCCAACAAACAAAGTTAAATTGTCCATAAATGGCGTTGAATTATCCAACTACAAGTGGGGTAAGCCACACTTTATTGATGTCATGAATTATTATCACACAAATTTTGTCACTTCACCCGATTTCTTCCTTTATTGTTTTTGTCTCATGACAAGCTCTCTCCAGCCAACTGGAACATTGAATTTCAGTAGAATTGAGTCAGCAAAGATCATGAGTGAAAATACCGCTATTAATGACCCAATATACGCAGTCAACTATAACATACTTCGTATTCAAAATGGGATGGCGGGTCTCCTCTACGCAAATTAATTTACTACCATATATTAAATGGTTAAGAACTTACCTTCGGTGGAAAGATCTACCAAGATTAGGTTTGGTAAACACGTACCTGACTCCAATGATCAGGAGGAAAATACCATTGTTTTCAATGCAAGTAACGTGGTGGTTCCAACACCTTATTCTAATGCCGTATATCTTTCCCCCATTCGTAATAGAACAGATTACCAGGCTCCTGAAATTGTACTTTTAATGTACGACCGAAATACCAAAGAAATTACAGAATCCGGTGAATCCGCGAACGCTCTCATCGGTGGTTCTACATTTGACACTGTAGTGAATCGTAATAACGCGACATCAAATACCGTTCAGTATATAGGTGCATTAAATAATGTTGGTTTTGTCACAAGTTCAAATGTTGGTTTATCAAATCTTGATCCACAACACACTGTGAGTGTTGGTTCAAATCTTTACATTGATGAGTTCGGTTCAAATGTTTTGGTTGTTTCTGGAAATGTCGCTGTGCTCAAAGACATGACTGTAGAAGGTAACCTCACTGTGAACGGGGGTACCACTTTGATCTATACCGAAAATACATCTATCAAAGATGCGTTCATAGAACTTGGTCGGGACAATACTTCTGGTGACACCACACTTGATTTGGGTGTTCTCATGCATAGACCCGATGCGTTGTCAAATGTCGTCATTGGTTATAGAGAAGGGAATGACGAATTTGCAATTGCCTATACTGATGCACAACCAACGGATAAAACTTTTACTCCAAAAACCGACGAAGACATTAATGTTCATGTCTATGGTCTCACCCATGTAGATGCCAATATTTATGCTCACGAAGATGTTCTTGTGGATGGAAATGTGTATGTGTCTGGGAATACATCGGTCACTGAAGAACTGACTGTCTCTGGAAATGTGTATGCTGATAAGGATCTTGAAGTCGTGGGTAATGTGTATGTAGATGGAAATGTTGTAGCCTACAAGGATCTCACACTCTCTGGCAACGCTTATGTCTCTGGAAATGTCAATATTTCCAATCAATTAAGTGTCTCTGATAATGTATATGTATCCGGTAATGTTGAAGTGACGGAGTCCCTAATTGTGAGTGCCAACACACACCTCAAGGGTGACAATGTCTTCATCACCCACACAATGGACTTTTTAGATCCAACGACTGCTATTGTGACTGATCAAGTTTCAAATGTTCAGATCCGTTTGGGTCAATTGGAGAATGTGGCAAACACTGCTTCAAATCCACTCATAAATCAAGTACTTACATATGACCAAGACAACAGTGAGTGGTCTAACGCATACCCCGATCAGACAATCGTTTTGGTTAAGAATACTTCCGGAGCGCCTATGACAAGAGGTCAAGCAGTTCATGTTACTGGTTCTAATGGAAATAACATGTTTGAGGTTGAATTGGCGGATGCATCCGATGCCTCTAAGATGCCCGCAATCGGTATTGTTTATGAAAATATACCAATTAATGGAGAGGGTGCCGCTGTTACATTTGGTAGAGCTAACGGAATAGACGGAATATCCGAATTTACAAACGGTGACACACTTTATGTTGCAAGTGGTACTCCAGGTGGTTTAACAAATGTAAAACCGTACGGAGTTGATCTTGATCTCATTCAAAATATTGGTGTCGTTGTTAATAACAGTTCGGGTGTCGTGTTCGTGACAGGTATTGGTCGCGCGAA